ATTATAACTAAGAATAGAAATAGTTTTAATCTTTCCAGTAACTTTATCATATTGAACATCCTTTACGCATTGTAATTTTTTCTTATCCAAACTCATAGTTAAATAAGTCTTAAGATTATCAGCTTCTTCTTGTGTCAGCGCATGAGATTCAGAAATGTCATCAACATAGAGACATAATTGTTTTATTTTATCAGTTTTATCTAATTTATTCCAAGGTTCATTTTTGTTCATTTTACTTTCCTTATCTAAAAATAAATCAATATTAGCAATATTTTCACTTATATTCTGTTTGCGCTGAACTGGTTGTTGAACGCCAGTTAATAACATGGTCTTATAGTTTATATTTTTTAGTTCAAGACATTCATCTTCGGGTTTTGTCTTTATATTGACTGTATCCATTTATATATTATATTAGCAAGATGAGTTTAACCCATTTTAATTAAGTTATATATTTATATTATTTTAAAAGAAGATATATAATATTGTAAATGAAAAGCATTTCAATAAAGGGTAAAAATAATATTTATAAAATTAATCATATTGACCAGGATACTAGAACAAATAATGAGGAAGGTAAAAATGAAAAAGCCATACGCCTAGGAATGGAAAATATAGCAGATCTGGATATACTTCATAAGAAACAGATAGAGATGATAAATAAATTTTTTATTGGAGAAGATTTTGAATATAAAAAGATGATAGAGAGAGAAATAGAAAAGAAAATACAAGGTTATAAACAACAAGATATTAAAAAAGTTATTTATAATGAAAGTTTAATTATTAAATTAGAAGATGTTATTGAAAAACTTTTAATAGCCAAACTCAAATGTTATTACTGTTATAAAGAGATTTTCGTCATATATAAAAATGTTCGCGATAATATGCAATGGACCTTAGACCGGAAAGATAATGATTTATGTCATAGTAAAGATAATACATTAATTTCTTGTCTAAAATGTAATCTACAACGCCGTGTTACCGATATTGATAAATTCACATTTACCAAACATTTAAGAATAATTAAAAAATAATATTTAGTATTTATTAGGATAAATATATAATGATTATGTTTATATAATGGAAGAACTCGTATGGAGCACTGGAGAGAAGTATGAAAAATCTTCAAAAAAAGATAATCCACATTTAAGTGCTAAGAGAGAAAATACAGAATTAAATAATAATGTAGACAATAATGGAGACAATAATGGAGACAATAATGGTCACAATAATGGTCATTTAAATAATGAAATTTTTCGAATTAATAATAAACGCGAAGAAGCAAATCATAAACTTAGTGAACGTCATTTGATTGGTCAATTAAACCAAAATCCGTTTATGATTAATAATGATTATATTAAAGATTTAGATATACAACAAAGTTTTTTAATTCCAAAAAATTCAAATATAGATAAAAATAATTAATTTGTATAATATAATATATTATTGATAAATAAAATAATTATTTGTATAATTAAATTATTACTTAAATGAAGTTTATGTGTTTATTATAAATATGAATACATATACTACACAAAATGGATTATTATTAAAAAATTTACTAGACTATTATAAAGAAGCAGATAATCTAGATAAAATGTTGAATATAATTAACGGAGAATCAAAAATATCTTTACGAATCGTGGATTGGTTCACAACAAATTATGCTAAAAAATATTATACAGTATATCAATTACCTGGTAGTAATAAAAGATTTAAGGTTTATGTAGATTATAAACTAAAACTTCGGTCTTATTCTAAAAAAAGGTTTGATCCATTTTGTAGATGGGACCGCATCGTGATTCCGTATAAAAATGATACACATATTCAAACGACTATAGGACAATTGAATTTTTTTAAATGGGCTTTTGAAAATGAGGTCATATCTTTTATATCTTTAAATTATTCCTTGATAGAAGCCGACATGAATAACCGTAATAGTACCTCAAAACGAAATAAAATTGTGAATAATCCGACCGGTACGAATCAAAAAACTAGGAAAAAGCGCGAGGAATTATCGATAAGTGCTTCTAAAACAATTAAAAAGGAAGACGTGGAAATTGTTGTCTCTTTTGATTAATAATTTTTATTTCATTTGATTAATAATTTTTATTTCATTTGATTAAAAATTATTAATTATGTTAAAATTTAAAAATAATAATTATGTTAAAATTTAAAAATAATAATTAGATTATAACATAATGGGAAATAGTTCATCTAGTATTAAAAATATAAATTTTGAAGATATGTTGAGTTTTATAGAGAGAACAAGTATTAATAAAAATAGTATTAATGAACATAGTAATAATGAAAATACAATTATTATTAATACGCTTACACAAAACAATCAGGGTTGTTTAATAAAGGGCACAATATCTATTGATGATGAAATTAAAATACTTAATTTACAATTGAATAAAGACAAAAATACAAACATTGTTATTTATGGATTAAACGCATGTGATAATACAATAATAAAAAAATATGAACAATTACTGGGGCTAGGATTTTATAACGTGTTTGTATATCCGGGTGGTTTATTTGAATGGTTATTATTACAAGATATATACGGTTTTAAAAACTTCCCTACAACGATAAAAGAAAATGACTTATTAAAATATAAGGGTCAGCGGATATTTAATATAAAAATGCTGGAACATTATAGTTAAATATATATTATATCAATAATTAGATCAATTCTGTATAATTTGGAATAGCATCAATATCCATAATAGTTTGATTTTTATTTAACTTAATTTTCTTTTTGTTCGCAATAAATCGATCAAAATAAGGATTATCAATCACCTTAGATGGAATATGAGTTGTAACAGTTCTCGCTATCATTTTATATAATTTAAAATCAGGATATCTCTCTTCCCCATTGGTTTTATACATAATATTTCGCCCCTTATCGTCTTTACACCATCCAGCAATTATTTTTAATATAGGCGATTTAATTTTATCAATATCTTCATTATCATCCTCTTCTTCCTCAATAATAAAATCAAATAATGCGCAGCCTAACCGACATAAGTCAAAACTATAGTTGGGCTCTAATCTAGGTTTGTTTTTATTTAAATATGGTTCGCAATTATATTGGGTAGCCGCATCGCCTTTATTATGAAAACTATCACTACACATCACAGCTCCTCTGAATTTATAAATGGCTCGACCAAAATCAATAATTTTGTATATACGCCCATAGGTTGGAACTTTATAATGTTTTCCATCTAATTTATAATAAAGATATTCTAGTTCGGTTGTATTGTACATTATATTATTTGTATGTAAATCATTGTGGGTTAAATGAAATTTCTGTTGTAAAGTAATAAGCGTTAGGAGAATTTGTATAACAATAGAACCCCATTCATCATCTGAAATATCTTCTTCCATAATTAAAGAATCAAGTGTGCCTTCGCATCTTTCTAATGCGATTATTTGAACGGGAAAGTTTGTGATTTTTGCGATAACTTCTTCTTCATTTATATCACTATAATCGTCGCTGTTGCTATCGTCACTCTCAGAGCCCTCCTTTCTCATATTATCATTGAGTAAATCATCATCATGTGCATCATGGGTATCATCATGGGTATCATCATGAGTAGTATTCTTATATATCTTATCACCTATTGATCCGTTATCATGGCCCAGTGACCCGTCGCCGAGCAAATCATCATCATGAATATCATCTTCGCTTACATCTGTATTCGATGAACGCGACGAGCACGTTGACGCACTAGAACACGCAGATGTATTTTTTGATTTTATAATATTATTTTCAAATATTAATTCGGCATTCGGCTCATTGTGCTCAATCATTTGCTGATCTTCTTTATTCTCATTTAGTGAAAAAATAGAATCTAATTGGGTTAAATCTTTAATATCAGACAATTGAAGAATTACCTCGGAACCAAGATCGTTATTAAAATTTAATCTTTTTTTATAATTTCTAGTATCATAATTACTTTCTTCGGTAGAAATATCTAAGGTAAATAAAGTTCCATTATTTTTATGAAAAAATGGGGATTCACAAATATATTCAATATCATCAACCACGTTGAACGCAAAATCATGTTTTATTCCTAAAAAAGAGCCATAAAAATCCAAACCATGGACAAAATTATGTTCATTTAACAATTTACTCGTTAAGTAGGTAAAAAAACTATCAACATAGGCGGAATTATTCATGTCTCGGACCTTTGGATGAGAATGAATACTTTCAAAATCAGGCAAGTTCAATAAATCTACATTCGAAATATCATATTTTCCAATAATATATTTAATTGGGTCTAATAAAGGACTATACTTAAAAAATATTTGTTTCTTTTGTTTTTTATTGTTTTTATCTACAACGATACCTTCAAATTTATTATCTGATTCCTTTTCAGAAATATTATAGAGAGAAAAAGTGTTGTCTAGATTAATATTGTTATAATTAGATTGATTTAGGGTAAAAAATTTATTATATAGTGGAATATAATTTTGTATTTTGCTAATATTTGCTGAATCCTTTTTTTCTAAAGAACTAAATAGTTTACTATTATCTCTCTTATTATAAGAAAACTTCATTAGTTGTTATAAATATAAATTAATTATTATTTTAACTCATTATAATAATTAATTTATATGTATCTAATTAATTTATGTGTATCTAATTAATTTATATGTATCTAATTAATTTATATGTATCTAATTAATTTATATGTATCTAATTAATTTATGCGGTAAAAAAATATGTTTATAATATTAAAAAGGTATAGATGACTTTAGAATTAAAAAAATTTAATATGCGTGATATTAGTTTTAAACCAGATGAAAATAAAGGTCCTGTCGTGGTATTAATCGGACGGCGTGATACAGGTAAAAGTTACCTGGTTCAAGATTTATTATTCTATCATCAAGACATTCCTATAGGCACGGTTATCTCCGGCACAGAAGCCGGAAATGGGTTTTATGGGTCGCATGTGCCCAAATTGTTTATTCATGATGAATATAATACGGCGATTATAGAGAACATTCTTAAACGACAGAAAACGGTTTTAAAACAAGTTAAAAAAGAAATGGAGCAATATAAAAGAACGACGATTGACCCCAGAGCTTTTGTTATTTTAGATGATTGTTTATATGACGCGACTTGGACTAAAGATAAGATGATGCGGTTGTTATTTATGAACGGACGTCACTGGAAAATCATGCTAATTATTACAATGCAGTATCCACTCGGTATACCACCGAATTTAAGAACAAATATAGATTATGTTTTTATTCTCAGAGAGCCCTATATTGCGAATAGAAAACGTATTTGGGAAAATTATGCCGGCATGTTTCCGACATTTGAATCTTTTTGTCAAGTCATGGATCAATGTACGGAAAATTTTGAATGTCTTGTTATTAATAATAACTCAAAATCAAATAAATTACATGACCAGATTTTTTGGTATAAAGCTGAACCCCATGGGCCTTTTAAACTCGGGTCAAAAGAATTTTGGGAATTATCAAAAGATTTTAATTCGGATGAAGAAGAGGACACCTATGATCCGCAAAATTCAAAAAAACGCGGCGCTGGACCAAAAATTAGTGTAAAAAAAACAAAATGGTAATTTATATTTTTATTTATTATTATTATATAAATTATTATATAAATTATTATATAAATTATTATATAAATTATTATATAAATATATATTTATTATTATATTTATATATGGGTCAATATTATCTTGCCATTATTTTATCTGATATTAAAAGAACGACGGAAATAATTCGTTTGTGGATGAGTCCACATAATTATAACAATGGAGCAAAATTAACGGAACATTCTTATATTGGAAATAATTTCGTTCAAGCATTTGAACATCTCATTAGTCCCGAAGGAATGTTCTATATGTCTCGTATTGTTTGGGCTGGAGATTATGCTGAACCAGAAAAAAATAATGAATCAGATAACTTATATACAAATGTCTCTAATAATTATACTGGACTGTTTCAATGCCCAAAATCACACGATACATCTAGTTATCGTTATATTGTAAATCATTCGCAAAAGGTATATGTAGATAAAGAACGTTGTCCGAAAAATGAATATAATTTAATCCTTCACCCGTTGCCGTTACTAGTATCGGAAGGAAATGGTCGCGGAGGAGGAGATTATAGGGGAAATAATGTAGAATTATGTGGCACGTGGGCTCGTGATAATATATCAGTTGAAAAAACTATTCATAATGATTATAATGAGTTAGTATGTGATTTTATTGAAGAATAAGAATAATAAGAATAATAATAAGAATAATAATAATAATAAGAATAATAATAAGAATAATAATAATAAGAATAATAATAAGAATAAGAATAATTTTATTATTTATATTTTAATTGTTTTTTCAGCCACGCATTTATTTTTCGCAATAAATTCTGCTGTTTTAATTTCTGTTTTATGATTGTATTCGCATTGGTGAGTTTCACTTAATCTATGGAGCAGACAAAATGTTTTTTCACATTTACATAAGCCTATTATTTTATCGGAAACTTTTAATCTTTTAAAACAATTTGGAAAATCGCACATCATTATTATAATATAATATATTAAATAATAATATATTATATTTCAAGTTTCAATTTTATATATATTTATTGCTTATTTATTGCTTATTTATTTATTGCTTATTTATTGCTTATTTATTAACTCACTCAGCCCATGATCAGAATTTTTAAAATCCGTAACTATATTTTCGCCTTCAAATAATTCTTTGCGAATATCCGATAAAGAACTATTTTCGTTAAGACTAAGTTCGGTCGTGTTCATATCCTTCACGCTTACTAACTGACCATCCGCATTAATGGTTTGCGTAAGCACATTTCCACTTTCAAGTGCCTTTTTCATATTATCCGCAATGGCCTTTTCTTTTGTTTCACGCACACGTGCGTCAAATTCGGTCTTTGCTTGCTTTTCATTTTTATCCTTCTCATGCATAAGCTGATTTAATTCGTCTTCCAAATACTCAACCCGACCAGTTTTATAGGCTTCCGGATGAAAAGGCATCCACATACCCACCGGCCCGACAAACACGTCATGATTTGGATCAACCTCACGCAATAATTTACACCTTAATTCGGCTTCTTGTTGACTGGGGTAACAGCCTCGCACTTTAACGCCTCTTACGCTCGTCTGAAACTTATGTGTAGAATTAAAGGAATCCTCAAGTTTCTGCTCATTCAAATCAATAAAATTGTTATAATCATCTTCAACTGTATACGTAAATAAATTTTCTTTTTCTTCAGCACAGAACTCTTGTAAATCCTTCGTTAAATTATCAAAATTTAAACCATATTTATATGCGAGAAAACTCATAAAATGATTATATTTTTGAAGTGATTTATTCATATCCCATTGCTTTAGGAAAGCCTCAAAATTAAATAATTCACGTTGTTTAAGTATTTTTTCAGGCGAAATAAAAGAAAGACAAGCATACCTTTGCCCAGAAAGGGGTTTATCTTCATCCAAAACATCAACATATTTTGGATTAGCTGACCCATCTAGATTAAATCTATGTTCCAAAATAACATTTTCTTGAGTTTGTTGAGTTTGTTGAGTTTGTTGAGTTTGTTGAGTTTGTTGAGTTTGTTGAGTTTGTTGAGTTTGTAGTGTATTCATTATAACTTATTATAATAAATATATTTTAAGTTTGTTTAATCAATAATATATTAAAATTTAATATAAAACTTTAGCATATATATATATTAATTAATTATTTACCGAAAATTTTATTTTCTATATATTTAGTATAATATGCGATTTATGGACGGTCTTGATCTTAGCGAATTAGTTAAACGGGCTATTAAATATTTAGTTGAAGGTTTTATGGTGGCCATCGCGGCATTTGCCATCCCTAAGCGTTCTTTGAACTTAGATGAAATCGCCATGATTGCCTTGACTGCTGCGGCAACCTTTAGTATCTTGGATACCTATATTCCGAGTATGGGTGTTAACGCACGATCCGGTGCCGGTTTTGGTATTGGTGCGAATCTCGTCGGGTTTCCTGGGGGGTTGTAAAATAAACTATTAAATATAATTTAATATATGATATACAATAAAAATAAGTCATTAGTGCAGTTAAATGTGATGGTAAAAATAAGAGGTATTGACTAAATTAGTATATTATATAATAATACATTATTATATAATGTCTGATTTTTCAAAAATAAAATATTGGTATGAAAAACTTCCAGAAATGAAATCAAATATAGAACCGTTAACCCTATTAATGATTAGAACAGCAGGAGAAGCTAATAATTATATGAACCAGCATGCTAATACAAAAGCAATAAAGACAGTTAATTCAAAAGATATAAATTTATTACATTCTATTGATAGAGCGCCTGCTATAAAAAAATTATTAGATAGAGTTCAGTTTTTAAAAAAACACAAGGAAGAAATAAAAATGTTAGAGAGAAAAAATGGATTTGTTGATTTATCATCTGAACTTTTTGCAAATAGTCCATTTGCTTCAATAAATTCAGAAATTATATCTGAAGTCGCAAATAAAAAATATGTAACACTATCAGGCGTCGGAAGAATCGGCGCAATCAAAATAGTTTTTCCTGCCGGATTACGTATAAAAATAGTTGTTGGAAAATTAGACGAGTGTCTTAAAAAACGGTTGTTATCTTTAAATAATCTATTTATATATTCAAATCGATTTTCAAATTTAAAGAAATATGGAATAAATGAAAAAGAAATTATCGATTCTAAGCGAATATCCACAAAAAAATGTTATAAAAGAGATAAATTTATAAAAAGACAAAGCCGGAAATTATTAAATAAAATTATTCCATTAAAATAATCAAAAATATTATAATCAAACAGTTGGTATGAATTCCCATTCAAGTTCATTACATATTTTTTTCCATATCTCATCTTGTTCAATGCGTTTCTCTCTATCCTTTAACATGGGAAAATAAGGTAGAAATTGTTTTTGGTCTAATAGTTCACACAATTTATATATAGTATAATAATAATTAAGAAAATTCACTCGATCGTCGGGGCAGTATTTTGCGTAAGGACTTTGGATATCCATAAATAAATTACATAATAATTCTTCTAATTCCGAACTCATAATCGGTGGTTTTATGCCCAATCTATCTTTTATAAACGGAATATGCTCATAATATTTATTATATCCTAACTTTTTTAAGATTTCTTTTGCTCTTTTATTATTTAATTGCGAAATATCTATTCGCTCTTTTTTAATTTGTAATTTAATATTTTCAATCACTTCTTCGGGTATTTGGGTTGATTCTTTTGCTTGAAATTGGGCTAAAATTTCTCTGAAATGGTTAATTCTCTTATACGCATAGAAACAGACTTCTTTCGGCGGGTCTTTATAAGAGGGTTTTTCATTTTCAACTAGATATTTCATTATTTTAGAACATAAATTACAGACTAATATACCTTCATGGTCAATTGGAATCATCTCGCCTTTTTTACAAAACCGACATATATCGGTATTTAATACAAAATTATCTATATCTAAAAACGATTCATTAATATTTAAAAAATATTTTTTAATATTATTCATTTCTTTTAATTCAAAATTATCAGCTTTATCAATTTTTTGTAAATTAAAAAAATTATCCAGTAAGGTTGTGGGTTGTTTAATATTGTCTGATATATTTTTTTTATCTTCAAAATAATCAAAAATGTATTGAGAATTTTTTAATAGATAATCTTTTTCTTTAATTTTCATATTTTTTATTTTATTTTTTATTTCAATTATTTTATCTTGTATATTTAATTTTTCATCAATAGAAATATTATG